ATTTTGTCTTTGCCACCTTTTTTTGGTAGCATGCATAATTTTCTACGTAATGCTTTTGCTTTTTCTAATGGAGCTAATAAAATTACTTTTATAGTACCAGTTGGGGCAAATAGAGGAGTTACGTTAGCTTCATATCCATCATTTTATGATAGTACTTTTAGTGATACAATTAGTAGTTCACCAGTTACTGTAGCAGATAATATTGTGTTTTATCAAGGTACATCAATTTGGAGACCAGGGTTGGCTTTTGAACATACAATTGAGGTTCCTTTTTATCATAGGGATCCGGTAATTAGTATTCCTAATATAGGAAATGTTAGCCAAAGCGAATATGCTAATGTTCTACTATCAGCTTTTAATAATGATACTGCGACTGAAGTGTTCGTACAGCCGTGTCATACCATAGGAGATGATTTTAAGTTATATTTCCCTATAGCATATGGAGCGTTTCAAAGTGCTATTCCTACAAGAGAAACTAGAAGAGAAGAAACTATTCATATGCCTAGTAGAGTACCAGAAGGTATACCCGCTAGGATTCCAGTTAGGGGAGAAATACAACCTATGTCTGAATCAGCAGCAATGTTGGGTGCAACTAATAATAATGCGCTATTTGATAGACTGGTATCTCGTCAGCAAAATTATCCGACTGAATTTAAGGTTCAATTGCCAGATAAACCCGTAATGAAAGTGCCACCTTCTGTAGTGAATAAAATTATAGAACATGTTATATTAAAAGCACCACCAGTACTACAACAAGTTGCTCAAGGTGTACACAAGGATATAGGTCGTTCACTACTAGAACAGTTGCGACATTCTCATCTTGCATCAATTCTTGAGAGGTTTAGTCAAGCTTATGTACATGCACATGGAATACGTAAAAGAGACGTTTCTAGTGTTTGTGACAAATGTCCTGTTTTTGAAGATAAGTGGCCTGATCATGTGTATGTACCTTTTAAAGAAGGTAGAGAAGGGTATGAATTGGATTATGATTCTGTTTTCATTCATTGTCATAATGTTTATGCTTTTACTAATGTTGATGAAAAGTTGGATGTGTGTGTGGAGGAACAAATGCCTGCTCTTAATGGGTTTTCTGGTATTACTACGAATACTCAAGTTATTTCTCAAGCTTTTCCTAGTACTGCAACAGTTGGTGTAATAAACACTTTTCAGATGACAGCAATTGCAACGTGTACTTCTAATGTTTCAACAGATTTGGTTGACGTAACTTACACGATAGGTAATGTAACAGATTCAATGTTGATGGTTCAAACTGTAACTGGAACTCAAATAGCACCTAGTATTATTAATATGACTTTTCCTACTATTCCTACTAACGCATTGATCGATGTTACAATTACGGCAACTGGAACTGGGGTTATAGAACATTCATTTACTATGGGAGTATACACTACTCCAGCTTCATCGGGAACTATTCCCGTGAGTATCACTGGGCAACCTATTAGAGTTACTGAATATGCAAATCTAACTGGACCTCGAGTTTGTAAACATAGAAAAGAAGATTTGAGTTATAATTGTAAGTGTTTTATTCCTATAAAGCAAGGTGTGCATAAAGGTCAGTGGTATAATATTGATAATGCAAAGAACTGTACGCATGACTTTGTGGACAGTCTAGGATGTAATTGTTGGTATGAAGATTGTGAACCTTGGATGCACAGAATTAAATTTAGCATTGAAGATCCAGAAGTTATAGTGGAAGAACAAATGCCTAAAAGAAATCGTCGAGTTCCTAAGTTAGCTAAGCGACGTGTGTTGTCAACCTCTAAAGTTGAAAGTGAAGAAGAAGATGAGGTTAGATGCAATTCTCCAAGTGAGTTTTATGATGCTGAAGAAAATGTAGAACCAACTCCTGAGGATGAAGCTGCTATGCGAGAAGTTGAG